CTATTTATTCTATCTAGTTTCTCTGTGACATAACCATACTGGTTATCATAAGTATTCCATATATCTGTGGCAATACTTTTCATCTCATTAAATATTTCTTGACTTGGTGTTTCCATATTACTTTATTTTAATATTATTAATAGCTCTTCAGGTGTAGGATTTCTTCTTTCACCACACATAACACATTCCATTTTAGTAAATTCTTTAGGGTAAGTATGTGTTCTTTTCCACTGATGATCTTTACCATTTAAGCAATCAGCTTTACTAGCTTCATAGTAATAAATTATTGATGTTGTGTAAGTAAAAGTTTTACCACAATTATCACATTCTTGCTGATAAATTTCATTTTCTCCAAAGCCATAACCATCATTGTGGTTTATTTCTTGACCCTTATTGCAATAAGGACATTCTATATCTTCTCCCATATTACTTATTCTTTTTACGTTTCTTTTTTGGTGGAGTAAATCTAGGGCCTCTCTTACCTTGAGAGGAGTACTTTGTATACACACTAGCAGCAGCCATGTGTGCTTCACTTAATTTGTTGAACTCTTCCCAAGAGTCAGGTATGTTTGCTGATGCCATATTACTTAATTTTAGAGCATTTTTCACATTCTTCAAAACTATCCCCATTATCTTTTCTATATACCCATTTATATTTATGAATACAAAAAAAGTGCTGGTGAAAAAACTTTTTAATACTTAATACAATATCTCCAATCATATTACTTCTTTTTAATTTTTTCAATTTCTAGTTCCTTCAGTATTTCTCGCATCTTCTTGTCTACATACTTAGCAACTCTATGCTTAGATTTAGGTACAAACATTTCTTCAATGTGGGATAGTACTTCATACTGAGCCCGTAGCTCAACTACTCTAAAAGGATCCATTAACTATGGTTTAGTTAAAAATGTTTCAGGACTAATTATATCTCTAGTGTAATTGATATCCTTGTACTTTTCATTATCTAGGGTCCATAAACCCATGTCTTTTATCCTCTGATTTCTTAAAGTAATTATAGAATATGCAGTAAGATGAGCATTATCCTCATCATTACTTTGTAACATATTTATTAAATTATCACTTTCTTCTCTAGTAAGATAATTCAACTTAACTAATAAATTTATCTCAGATAAAAGGATAAATGGTCTAAAGTTTCCTTTTTTAGTACCATAAGTATACATATGCCATAAGTAACCCATATTACTATCTTCTACTTGACAAACTCCATGATGTTCATGGCATATATTCTCAAGTAAACTTCTGATTTTTTGATCTTTAAATACTCTTATCATACTCTTAAAAAATTAAATATGGCTGATACTTTATGATATTCTTCTTCAAGCCATTCTGGTTCAAAAACTGCTGAATTTCCTTTATAAGTAACATTAGTATGACCATCTATTTCAAATACAAAATCAGCATACCAATGATCTGAATAAAGATTACTAAATTTTACTTTTATATATACAGGATGATTGCTGGTTCTATATGAATGATGATCACTAGGATTTCTATAATAACCATATCTTACTAGTTTTTTACCTATTTTTTCTGTATCTAGTAGTGTCATAACTAAAAAATATATCGTATTGTATTCCAAGGAATATACTCATCATGCAATTCTACAAACTGTTTAATATAATCTACTTTTCTATTATGTTCATACCTGATATTTTCTCCACCATACTGTGATACTTTTCCTTCTTGTATTTTAGGTACCCATAATAGTTCTTCCCCTGGAAGTTTATGCTGTAGATTATAATAATGTTTCTGCTCATTATGAGTTAGAAATATTACTTCAGCTTTGACAGCATTAGTTTCCCATCCATTAATATTAGCATGTCTACTAACTAAGTGAAATAGAAATTCATACTCTGTAAGCCAAAGATCATGAACTATCACTGGACTAAAATTTAAATGAACTTCATATCCTGCTTTTAAAAACAATGGTATAGCATTTAATCTTAAATCAATTGCACTTGTATTAGGCTCAAGAATTTTTCTCCATTTCTCCGGCATCAAACTAAATCTTACTCTAATCTTGCCTTCTGGATTAAAATCTAAAAGATCTTTATTTGCATACTTAGTAGCAAATGAACCCATAGCAAGTGGATGATCCCTAAAGAAAGCAAATATCTTCTCCCATTCATGATACTTAGCATGTAGAGCAAAGTCTTCATTACAAGAGATATCATAAGTAATAAAGTCTCCGGTCTGATTAGGCTTCTCTACATCAGCAAACCATACATGTGAATTAATCTCTGTCAGGATATCCATAGTATTTGTTGCTATAGATAATCCTTCCGGCTTGTGTCTCTTCATGTAACAGTAGCTACAATTATAAAGACAACCATGTCCAAAGGATGGACTGATAAAGTCAGTTGATCTACCAGAAGGTCTAATAATCATAGACTTTCTAGGACCTCTTGTTATTAAACTCATTCAAATTATTTTTCAAAGTAATGTATGATCAACATTACTCCTATAAATGAAATTGCTATTGTTGCAACTAATATTCCTACTACTAACATATTATTTATTATCTCTTTGTTTATCTTCTTTGTAGCTTATCCAAAAACCAATAGCTACAATTATATTCATACCAAAGGAAGCAATAAATTCATAAATATCCTCATAAATATTAGTCATTAAGTGAAAATGACCTAACATCCAAAAAGGTATGGATAAGTTTTGACTTACCCATACCACTAGATATTTAATAAAATGTTTTACTGAAGACTTTCTAGACATTTATCTGCCCATTTAGTACTCCACCAACAGAATGCATCACCTACATACATCTTTACATTCTTAGAAAAGTATGTAACCTGTACAGTCTGTCCTGCAAATGTAATTGTTTTGTCTTCCTTAGTTTCTATAACTGTTTTAACTATGTTAAAGAAGTCAATAATATCTTGTTTAGATAAGAAAGTTACTGTTTCATACACACTAATCTGTTGATACTGACAATCTTTAAATACAATTGAGTAACTGTACATAGAATCTACTTCCATTGTTTTATACAATGAATGAAAACCCATAGAGTGCCTATATACTAATTCTGACTGTGGTGTATTTTCTACTGTAATCTGTGCAGATACATTAATTCCTAATGCTAATACTGCTAAAAATAAAATGTGTTTCATAATTAATCTCCTTCTTCATTGTTTATTGTTTTTTCTCTGTTCTCTTTTGGCTTCCTTAAAGTATTTTTCAAATTCTTGTTCAACTTTAAGTACCTTTGCAGCCTCTCCTGAATTCTCTGATTCAAGTTGTTGTAGTCTTTCTCTTTCCTTTTCTCGTTCATAAGCATTCCATTCAAATATTTGCAACTCTTTCATTTTAATAATATCACCAACAGTCATTTCTTCTGGTATACCATCATTTGCTTGATAAACTTGCATATAAAGTTCTTTCATTCTTCCCATAATTTCAAGCTTTTTTCTATAAACAATTTGATTGTTTCTCTTACATCATCATGTCCTAATATAGATCCTGCAGCTTTTAACTTATTAATTACTTTAATATCAAGATCTAGCTGTATACTTCTTATTTTATTAACAGCTTTAGTTCTTTCTATTACACTAAAATCAAATGGAAAACTAACTGAGTAAACATAAACATTCTGCTTGTACATAGAATCATTATAAAAATCTAAGGCAATTGTTTTATTATGATTAACAGTAAATCTATTTATTCCAGTTGATTTAGCAATTTGATGTTCAGACATCATGAATCTATAAGCTAAAATAGCAATCAGATAACTTCTTTGATCTACAAGAACTCTCTTTCTAGATTTCTTATCCAAAGAAGAGAGAGCATTTAGAACATCTTCTTTGTTATAATCTTCCATTTTATATTAAATCTAGTTCTACTTCTTTTAGTTCCTCTTTTTCTACTTCAGTAACTAATCCTTCTATAGGGATGAATCTAATTGCATCATAATACTCATAAGGAAATGATTTTTCAGTAAGATTGACTTCTTTAAGTCTTAAACCTATTTTACCGGGTTGTAAACCCATAGTGATTGTTTCTACAACAGTATACACCATACCTTCTTGTATCCACTCACTTGATGATATCTTTGCTGGTTTATTACTAGCATCAATGCATATAACTTTCATAAGTTTCCACTTCTGTAACTAACTCTAAATCCTCTAATTCTTCTTTTATTGCAGCCATTTCCATAAAATCTCCAGACTTTATTGTACACTTACCTACATTATGAGTAATTAGTGCACATTGTTCTGCTTGTAATGGTTCATGTTTACAATATCTAATTAGACATGCAATTACATATAAAAAGTTATTTGAATCATCATTATACAATACTAACTTATGTGTCTTTGTATCTTCCATATAATTCTAATATACAAAAATTAATCTAAATTAACTTGAAAATCTTTCCATAGTATCTTACTCTGATCAAACCCTTCTAAAGCTTCTTTAACCCATTTTTCATCTATTGTACCGACATAACATAGTATATGTACAATAGCTTTATCATCTGGATTTAACCTAAGTAATCTACCAATTCTTTGACTTGCTTTTCTCTCATTACCATAGGCATGCATGATGATACCTTGTTTAAGATTAGGAATATTAACACCCTCATTTAACTGTAGTACAGTAGAAAGTTTGTTAATTTCACCTTTCTTAAATAACTCAAGATTATCTTCAGACTCTTTATTGCTACTATGATAACTATACTCACATAGTCTATCTGCTTGAGCTTGGGTATTTGCAAATACAATACATTTATTCTGAATACTATCCATCAGTTTTTTGGTATACTTCTCTTTGCTAGGATATTCCATCATTGCTTTCATTCTCATTACTCTAAGCATATGAATATTTCCTGACCCAATATCAATCCTTCTAGACCAATATGTGTAATTAGATTCTTCATCAGTCATAAATTTCTTACCACCCATACTAACCAAATAATTTTTCTCATTAGATAAATTTATTTGATGTACTACAATTTGGTAATCATTTAGTATTCCATTCTCTACAGCATCATCTGCTTTGAATGTATATACTACAGGACAGAATTCATTGACTAACTTACCTTTCTCTGAATAATCACGTTTTGGTGGAGTACCAGTTAATCCAAGGATCTTACCCTTGTATAACTGGAGAAACCCCCGATGACTATCTAATAAACTATGAGCTTCATCCAAATAAACTGCATCATAATCATTAGGTAGATGTTTATTCAGACTTAAATAAGTAGTAAATACCATTCTGTCTAACAAATGTTCTTTTCCAAATTTAATTGCATCATCTTTCCAAGACTGAAAGATTGATCTTTTTGGAGCAACAATAAGACACTTCATTAGAGGAGTACTATTGTCTTCAATATGTGTAAGACCAACCAATGTTTTACCAACACCAGTTCCAAGGACTACACAGCATCTTTGTCTACCTTCAGTTGCTTTTAATGCTTCTAATTGAACTTCATCTTTTGTCATAATCAATAATTCTTTAAAATCTCATCTAGAGTATCTAGATCTTCTGATGTTATTGTGAAATACAATTCACTCAACTTTTGAATTCTAGCATTAAATTGTTCTTCTGAAAAACTCAAATCATGAGGCTCAACAATTTTCTCTTTGACTAGATAGTCTCCTTCTTTTAACCATCTTATCACAGCTTGAATTTCTAATTCAGAACAATCATCTAGTATTTCTTCAATATCTACATCAACATATTCATCTATATCAACAGTAGTTTCAACTCTTACTTCTGGCATAACTTATTATTTTAACCATCCCATTAATCTTGCATCTCCAGGTCTTGCATGAATCCAATCATGACAATTCCTGCATACTGCTAACCAAGTACTCTGAACTAAGTAGAATGCTTCTCTGTTTGACCCAGCATATTTGTGATGCACATCAGTTGCATTATGAGTACAACCTCCAACCTTCACCATACACAGTGGATTCTCAGTAAGATATCTTTCTCTTAGTTTAAGATACTCTTGATCTTTCTTTTTACGTTTAGAAGAAACCAGAGGGATAACAGATTTTGTTGGTTTCTGTGTATTATCTTTACTAGAATGGCAACTCCAGCAGTATTTACAATACCGAAATCCCTCATGGTTCTTCCAAATGACTGTTTCTTTTTGACAGCCGTCACAAATTTTAAGTTTCATAGTAATTCTTCAGGAAACTCACCTTTAGATTTAGTAATAGTAGAGGTCTTTCCAGTTTTAAATAAATTTTTAAGACCATCTACTAAACCTGTAGCAAAATAACAACTAGTTATTCTTACACCTTTTGGAATTACAATATATCCAATCAGTGTAGTCCAATACATGTCATCTTTATAAATTTTACTTAATATTGGATTGTAATGATCATCTGGATTAATATAGATAAGCCAGTGAGTTTTTGTTTTCCAAATTACTCTACCCTCAACAGTTTCTACTTGTGGTTTATCATTTTTAGTTTCACCACCTCTTAAGTCATAAAATGTTTTCATATGTTTTGATTTTTTAACATTGGTAAGTTTACTGGTGCTTCTTTTAAACTTAAAAAGTTTTTAGGAAGTATACCTTCTGTTATAAATATAGCAATAATATCATCTTTTGAGACTTTTAAATCTTTAAAAGTTAAAGTGTTCTTAAACTTTTCATCAGTCTCTACATTTTCTGTTAAACTCTGTGTAATACTAGAATTTGGAAAGAAAAATTGAAATATTTCATTACTGTATTTAATAGTAAGTTTCTGTTTATATATGTTCAAAACAGTCTGAGCTCTCTTGTATACATTTATAATTCTTTGTTTTTTCTTACTACACATTGTAACAAGTTCTTGTTCTGTAATAGCATCTAAACCATAGAGTGCTCTTTTGTACAAGTAATTTTGATAAGGTGAATACTTATCTTGTTCATATTTCATGTAGGTTTTACCTGCATTCAATTGATAATCTTTAATCTGTTGTTTAAGCTTTTCCATTTCAATCATACATTTAAAATTCATAAATAATAAAAAAAGGGGAACATTTCTGTTCCCCCCTTTTAGTTTATTGGTTATTATTATCCACCAATTGAGAAATCATCATTAGGACGGATTGCTGCAGTCTTTCCTGCTTGTGCAGAATATGCAGCACGTAATTGTTCAACATTATCATGCTTGATAAGTGCATCAGATACAGCACCATCAAAGCTAAATTTAGTTCTTCTATAGATAGGAGAACCATTTACAGTACATACAATACCTGTTTCACCAGCAATTTTAAGATCTCTTTCTGGTGTTTTGTCATTAAATGGTGTAAGAGATTCTTCAACCACAATTTTACCTTCTAATTGCTGACCAGCAAAGAATCCTGAATCTTGTAATTCAGCCAATGTACCAGGGATTAATGCACTGATTGGTTTTCTACGCAAGAAACCATTGTCATCAATCATTGTTCTTACTTGTTGTACACGGATATAACCATAATCTGGGTTATTTTGAGAAACATTAACAACAGCTCCAGTTGTTTCATCAGCCAATACAATTACTTTTGAGTTCATAATCTCAGTTTTTAAAAGTTAATAAATAAATAAATAAATTGATTTTTTGAGTAGATACTAAATCCTTAATCACTCACTTTAAGGGTAGTTGATAGTTTAAATTCCGGACTTTAAACTAATTATCCAAGTTATCAGATAAATCAATAATATCATCAAAAGGGATGTCATCCGAGATGATATTATTTATGTCTTCGTCATCCTGTGGTAGGAATTCAAAGTCATAATACTTTTCTTTGGTATTCTTTTCTACGGCAGATCCACTAAACGGATCAGTTATATGTTCACCATAGTCTATTGACATAAGGTACTGTATATCTTCATTAGTAAGATCTAAGTATTCCTCTATTGAGAGGTGAACTACTTTCCCATTAGGGAGTTGATATAACATTACCTGCATAATAAATATGCAGATAAATATATGGCATTTATAAAGAAGTTAATAGTTTAAACAAATAATATTTAGCAATATATAGCTAAACAATGAAAAAGGGGTATTTCTACCCCTATATCATTTCTTAGGAAAAGCATATCCCCAGATATACTGCTTTAAAACTCTTCTATAATCTCTAATTCATTAGAGCCAACATAAGTATCATCATCTTTTGTAGTACCATTATCTAGCACATTTTTATATGCAATATGATACTGAGAATACTCATGATAGCCTCTAAATTGCTTTACAGTTACAATTACATTGTCTTCTTCATCTGCAAATCTTTCTCGGATTGCATTTTTGTTACTACCATAACCTAATCTGTCAACTTTAATCTTACATAAAGTCCCATCAGGTATGACTTCTGGTAATTTATTACCAAGCATAAGCTTAAAGAAATAATCTACAGCTGATGAATTACTACAGATCATAGGAGTAAGTAACTTGACAAACTCTTTAGCATTCGGATCCTTAATTACCTTTTCTAATGCTTTTGCTACATCAGAATCATCATATGTTACAGATACTTTCATACTTAGTCATTTATTCTTCTGTAATCTAATACTTTAGCTAACAAAGCTTCATTAAAGTTAGTAAAGAACTTTTTATCAATCATTTTTTGCTTAATTACAGGTTCTTCACAGCTGTAACAGGTTGATTTTACACCTGGTTTGACTAAATCACCTTCTGGAGTTGTAATATCTACCTTAAGATTAAATCCTAAGACAGATGTAATTAAATTTCTATCCATAATCATAAATTTAAATTAAAAAATAAATAGTAGTTCCACTTGGACTCGAACCAAGAATACAAGCTTAGAAGGCTAGTGTTATATCCCTTTAACTATGGAACTGTAAAGATTAGTATGCACTTTCTTCCGTACCCAAACTTACCCAGTCTGAATCTTCATAAATCCACATCTCACCAATATAACCGTTTGGTTTTAAAACCAATTTAAGATTTTTAAATGTAACTAAAATATGTTTATTCACATCTCTAACAATAGATTGAGGTTCTGTACCATATATATTAATTACATTTTTTACAAACTTTTTTTCTGTTTTAGACAAAAAATTTGGGAGCTCTTGTGAACTCCCAAATAAACTAACAACTAAACCTAACATACAAACTAATACTTTCATAACCAAAACAATACATAAGATAATAATCCAGATATAACAAGACCAACAACAATTGCTGACTTAATCACAACCTTTTTCATTTTTACTTCTTTTTCAAAATATTCTATTGCATCCTCAATAAAAGCAATATTACATTCTATTTTATATCGTTGGATTTTGTAATAATGTTCACCAGGTTCACTCATGTGAAGGTTATCTAATTCTTCTTCATACTCTTTTTTCTTAGCATAAAGTTCTTTAAGTGTTAACTTATCATTCATAGTACTTATTTAGATTTAATAAATAATTTTTCAGGAAGATTACCATCATAAACAAACTTAGTTACTTTACATAACCATGCATGGTCAACATCAGGACAGTTGGTAACATCATAATCTGCACCACCATAGATATTCCACTTTTTAGTTAGAATTATACTATTATCAATTGGTTCTTCAGATACTAGTGTTTCAACACTTTCCCCTTTGTTAGATAGATAATCTAGTACTTTATCAGCACCACATACCATTTCTAAATCAGCTTTGTCACCTGTCCATTCAGGTAAATCAATATACCATTTTTGTTTTTCTTTCTTAAATTTTAAATTTTTCATAATCATATTTTTAATATTTATAAATAATAGTCACCAAGTGACAGAAATATATAGCTAAAGTTAAGTACAAATACAAAATCAAAGACCTTCTCTTCACACAAAGGCAAATACAAATACTAAGTCTCATTGGTACCAGCCAGTTATCTCCGCTAGATGGAGTAACCTGTCTGATGATGAGTTCTATCTCAGTTTTTATAAGTTTGAAGAGAAGCGGTTTAATTAATTAATAAAATTAATATCTCTTGTATGTGGTACAACAAACCACTAAGTCTATAAAGAATTCCTGTCACTAGGTATAAAGAGAAGAGGAATCAGCTTGTGCTTATCCTCTTCTCACCTAATATAATTACTCAGCAGTAATGAACATATCAATTACATGCTGGAATCTAGGGTCAACATTGATTCTCAATGCAGCAGCAGCTTTAATATCCAACTCTCGTTGACTATTAAACTCCATTGTAAGTCTGAGTACCTCACCATTGTATGCATCTTGTGCTAACTGATATTTCTCATTCAACTCTTTTTCAAGTTTAAGAAACTCAGCAGCTTTGTCTGCATTCAACTTCTGGATACGTGCATTCTCATCACTAACTAAGTTCTTAACCTTAGCTTTGTAATAGTTTACACGTTGCTCATACTTTCTATGGTTTTCAGCAATTTCTTCATGAACATCCATCAAGATAGGAGCTAAATGATGTTTAGTCACCTTTACTGGAGTCTTCTTACCTTGCTCAACTTCAAACCATTCTATAGAAGGAATGTTTGGTAGTTCTTTTCTCAACTGAGATAACTTACCATTCTTATGAATGAACTGACCAAGATGAGAAGCCATTGCTTCTACTTGAAGATACTCTGAGTATTCAGCATCAGACAATTGTCTCCAACCCCATGATTCTTCTACATCTGATAGAACATCATAGTCAGGAGCATACTGTCTGATAGGAGCTGTTAAATGAGAAATATCTGGAGATGTTCTCCGGATTCTTTCTATTTCAGACTCTTTACCCTTGATAGCTTCCATAAGGAATGCTTGACATGCATGAAGATCACCTTTAGTCTTCAATAGATCAATGATATTACCTGGCATAGGTACTCCATCTTGTATTGAATATACTTGACCTTCAACTGTAATAGACTTACTACAGTTGTTATAAGAATCCAATTGTCTTTGGATTTCCATAGCATTTTGATTACACAAATTGCTAATTGATTGTGCTTGAGACATACTCAAACCTTTTGTAGATAAATTTCTCATGGTTTTCTTTTTTTTAAGTTTATGTTTAAATTGATTAATAAGTTTAAAAAATGGACAGTTTGTCTTCATGTCCAGGAATACGTAGCATATCACTACCTTTCTACCGTATCTTAGAATGGGAGTTCAAAGAACTTACTGTCAAGTTCTTCATCCCATTGTCTTCCTGCATAAGAATGGATATTCTTACGAGGGAATAGTTTCTTTGCACATTCAATTGCAAGAGCATCATCATATACCCCATAGTCACCAGACTTGTAGTATAGAATCACATCATCACCAATGATCTTAATCCAACCACCATTGATAGTATACCAGTCATCTGGTCTAAAGATGCTACTGATATCACTATGACCATTAGATACAAATCCATACGGATCCCAACAGAATCTGAATGAATTATCATCATAAATACCCTGCTGTATAATGAACTTGATACCTTTATGCATCTCAAAGTTGGTAAAATCAAGATCCTGAGAATACACTTGATATGCAATAGTTCTCATATGATCTTTTACTTTGTTAAGTTCATCATATTTCTCGTTATACCATCTTTCATAGTCTTCTTTAGTAGGACCATCTTCTTCAACTATAGTTGGTGTAGATGAAGCTTTGACAGATTTAGTAATCATATCTAATCTTGCTGCAAGAGATATGATTTCATTTTCTTGTTGAACCTGGAGTTTATATTTTTCAGGTTGAACAACAGATAGAAATAAATCCATGTCATCTTTAGTAACATGATCATTCCACATACCACCAGCAAATGATTTAAAATCACTAGTTGGTACTTGGAATATGTTGTGTTTAGTAGAACAAGTAATACTGTTTCTACCATAGGTCTCTACTTCATAAAGACCTTGTCTTGAGTGTAAATGAATTTTCATTTGAGTTTAGTTTTAAGTTTTTAATTAAGTTACTGTAAGTTAATTAGTACTCTCACAAGGTTGCAACCCTTGATATACATCCAATGTTCGGGCATCATAAGCCAGATGGTAGTATACTATCCTGCAATTGGATGAGAGTTAATATTATTTAGTGGACATTTAATTTACCATGACAAGTGTCAATATTAAATACTCTGACAAAAAAAGATCTTATTGCTTTTTTTCTGTAATGTTTTTTGTAATTGTATCCTCTCTTAGGATGCCCATCATTTAATGTTTCAGCATTAGCAGTATTTACTGCAGTAGCCAGTAATAATGTAATCAGAACAAGTTTTTTCATTTTGTTTTTTTAATTTTTATTGGTTAATAATTTATTTGCTATTGCAAAAGCAAATGAAGACAAGACAAACTCTACAGCTGCCATAAGTTGTATATCTTGATCCTGAGAACAAGCTATAATCAGTATTGATGTTCCCATACATAACAGGAACAGACACATAACGAAGTTTCTCATAAGTATTAGTATAAAGAAGATAAATCAGGAGGAGTATTAGTCTTAATCTCTTGAGTATATTCATTGAGTAACCACATTTTGTCTACAAGAGGTAAACTGAATAATTCTTGTCTAGTCTTAGCATCTAATTCTTGTTTAAAGAATTTAGTAGCAGAAGCTAATAGTCTTAAGTTTACGTTTGAGTTGATGTTGTGTAGATTCTCTACAAACTCTCTGTTTTCAATCATAGTTGAATTCATATTATTTGATTTATTAAGTTACAAAATAGGTGTGGCATTATTGGTTAGCCACACAAGTTGTGAAGAGGATTACTGCCTCTCACTCTGTAAGTATAAGTTACATGATTAATCTGTTCCTATCATTTGTTCAAGGATACTGATTAGTATAAGACTACCCTGCAAGAGAGTAGTCTTGTCTCATAACTACCACCAATCCAACTGCTGGATGTTGGTATCTATGAATTTCCCGGAATCCTTGTTTCTCTTTATCTTCTATAAGAGAGAGAATAGACACTCCATAACCAATAGCTTGGTCTTCTGTAATTTCTACTGTCATAAGTATATATGTTTAGATTGTTAGCTATATTTTTTATTATTATAAGTATATAATAATATATAGAGATAATTAAGTAGAGTGTATGGTTAAGAATAAGTATAGAGATTGAATATCAATCATACTCTTAGATATATATAAACTAAATACAGATTTCCCAACCTCTTATTAAACCCATAGTATCTTAAGTATAATATATTACTAATAATAATCTTACTGTCCCTATGTGAGATTAAATATCTTTTAAGTACATAAAAAATATAATATAATTATATCACATAGTTACCACAGGCAACTACCCAGTCAAGTGACGGGTTGTAAAAAAAAAGGTTAATTAAAAGAAACAACAATAAGGTCCTTTTTATCGGACCTTATTATTAGTTTCTTATAGGATCTTATTCAGATTTACCTAAATTAGCATCCTCACCAGTTGACATTTCAGCCAACCTTGCTACATTAGCACGATTCAGACCAAACCCTAATCTACTTCCCAGTTTATTCTCAGCATAAACTTTCGCAGCAGTAACTAATCCTCTCTTCTCGAGCTCTTCCAAAGTATCTTCTATATCATAGGATTCTTCCTTATCCAGAACATATGTCCCGTATATAGAAACTTTTACATTGTACTGTGTCCCGATTGTTCCAAAAGGATCTTTCCAGTTGCACCAGTATTGTACAGTAGTACCATCTGCAGCATACTTGATACCGTATTCCTTACTATCAGGATGTTCCATAAATTCCTTTATCTCTGAAGCAGGTCCAGAAAGATTGTATTTAAAGAATTTTTTCCCGAAGTTCTTGTGACCTTCTTTAGTGACTTGACCCCGTCCCACATAAGTAGCAACAATCTTAGTAGTTTTTGCCAAGTTTACTTTTTCATCTGCTTTTTTCATAAGTTTAAATTTAGAGAATTTATAAATAGATTTTTTTCCAGTCAAGGGTTGTAAAAAAAAGGTATTTTAAAAAACAAAAGGACCCTCTTCATAGGATCCTTTCTTAAGTTAGACAAATATAACAGAAGAACTTATCTACGCAGCCATTCTAAGGAGCCTCCAACCCACTGCTTGCAGAACCAATCAAATGATCCCACTTATAAGTTCTTCAAATAAAAAGAGACAATGCCAAGCAGCCCTTGGTCTTACAATGCCCCTTTTTTATCAAGTCTTGGGTTGTAAAAAAAAGGTTTACATAAGTAACAAAAAAAATAATGGGGTAGGGCCCCCATTATTTTATCCAAGCAGGTTTGTTTGCAGATGTCTTAGAAGGCTTTTCAGACTTCTTGACAGGTGCAGGCACACTTGGTTGGATCTGGTTATATCCGAATATTTTTCCCTTCAGAAAATCATATTCGGTATAACCTTTCTCATTGGTATAGATTCCTAGTTCCACTTTATAAGGAACTCGGAGTTCTAAACCAATGGTCTTTATATAATTAATATGTTTGCTACAGATAATAGCATTATTAATTATATCTTTAACAACAACATAATCCTTGTTGTTAGTACGTGAAAGCAGTATTATTTCTGCTGAAGCAAACTTTTCATATTTTTTCATAGTCATATTTAGACTATGTCCAGGGTTGTATCAGAAAAAAAATAAAAGGTTTTTTCCCACAGAAAAAATGTTTTATTTTTTTACTATGCAGACCAGTGTGTTGGATTTGTGTGGGGGGTAGTGCCGGTGGACTGAAGGGCCGGGGGGTCTGCTACAGGGGACCCATCATCTTCTCTACTACAGTAGAAAAATCCTATAGGAAAATTTTGTAATAGTTTAGAAATGGGTTATATTTGTTTGTCAGTTTTTTTCATTCTGCTGATTTAGATTTAATGGTTATGACAAAATCCTCGGTACTACAGACCGGGGATTTTATTTTTGTTTTATATTTGTTATACTTTAATTCTTGTTAGGTAGCAAATTGTCCTGGATATTTCCAGGGCTTTTTGTATATTATAATATGAGAATATATGTAATTAAGTCAGGCAAGGAATACGAGGCTAGTATTCCTGCACCAGATCCGGATACTGATCAAGTCATGTATATGTTTGAGAAGATGACTAAGATAATGGAGCTGCCTGAAGATGAAGTAAATGAATATGTTATAGCATGGGCTGAAGAAATTAAACAAGTATTGAAATGAAGAAGATAGACATGGGGGATTATATACTCCTTACTGGTAAGGATGCTACTGAGATATTTGATTATTATGATGTAGATGAAATGCATGGTCTTAACCGTAATGATGCTCAGTCAGAGGAAGTAGATAAGACTGTTGGCAATGGGGTTTATATTTATGGGTGGACTAACTATGATCCGGCAGATAAGAAACTTACTGCAAAGGCACCTTACAAACCTTTCTTGTTTTTGAACATGGGTACTTTCAAGAAGTATTCCCTTACAGAAGCAGCAACAGCTGTTATGCATGAGACTATGCATATGAGTTTGTTATTAAATAACTGGAACATCAAGGACAAGGAAGAAGAGGCAATTAGTTATGCTGAAGAACAAGCTAACAAGATAATTGATAAGTTAGGATTTAATACCAAGGAACAACCTAAGAAAGGGTTCTTTAAGAAATGAAAGTATACTTTGATCATATAAAAGGCTTTGGTAAGGTTAGTGATTTAGAAGTTATAATTAACTGTGCTTATGGTATCCTTGAACCAAATGAATCTCCTATAGATGCATTACAGCAAGGGTGGATACCATGGGA